GGTTATATCAGACGGCTACGGCCTTCTCCCCGTAGCTAATGGCGGTACGGGCGCGACGACGCTGACGGCTAACAACGTCCTGCTCGGGAACGGCACATCGGCGGTGCAGGTAGTCGCTCCCGGTACCAATGGTAACGTTCTAACCAGCAATGGTACGGCGTGGACGAGCGCAGCGATGGCTGCTGGCATCACGTTCACCAACGTCAAGACTTCCAACTACACGGCGGCGGTAAACGATGGGGTGCAGACCGACACCACCGCTGGTTCGTTCACGGTAACTCTTCCGGCTACGCCTGCAACTGGCGCGCAAGTGATTATCACGGACGCCGGTAACGCATGGGGCACAAACAACCTTACGGTGGGCCGCAACGGCTCAACTATCGAGGGCGTTGCAAGCGACCTTATCTGCAACATCAGCAGCGTAGCGGTGCAGCTTGTCTATAGCGGCACGACGTGGACGGTGTTCGCGCAGGCCGGCGGCGCTGGCGGCGTCATCGACATTAACATACAAACCACTGGTACACTGACCGTCTCTCGTGGCGGCACCGGCGCAACAACGCTGACTGGGGTCGTTAAAGGCACTGGCACATCTGCGCTCACCGCTGGGACTGTTGCGCTCGGCTCTGAAGTCTCTGGTACTCTCCCTGTTGGCAACGGCGGCACCGGCGCTGCAACGCTGACCGCTAACAACGTCCTCCTCGGTAATGGTGCGTCGGCGCTTCAAGTAGTCGCCCCCGGCACCTCTGGCAACGTCCTGACCAGCGATGGCACGACATGGGCGAGTACGGCTGCACCGTCGAGCGCGGTGCAGTACCCGCAAAACAGCCAGTCAGCCAACTACACGCTGGTACTGGGCGACGCCGGTAAGCAGATATTTCACCCGGTAAGTGATGCAACCACTCGTACTTTTACGATACCTTCTAACGCCAGCGTAGCTTTTCCAATCGGCACTGTTGTTCTGTTTACTGTGGAAAACAGTGGGCGGTATGTTACTGTAGCAATTACGAGTGACACATTAGTCTTTGGTAGCGGAACCACAGGATCGTTGATAGTTGCAGCAAACAACACGCTAATGTGCATTAAAGTTACAGCGACAAAGTGGATGGCTAACTATTTGTATCAAACGGGGTCGCCCGCCACGCTCGCGCAAACTCTTGCAGTAGCGCACGACACATCCCCCTTTATCTCGGCCTACCCTTGGAGTGCCAGCGGATTTGGAGTTAAACTTGCCAATCCTGCTACACTACCTACGGGCTTTGGCTACGGCGTAGCCTTCAGCCCATCAGGCGACGCTATTGCCGTCGGACACGATGTAACTCCCAGAATTAGCGCATACCCGTGGAGCGGTAGCGGCTTCGGGACTAAGTTTGCTAACCCGGTTACAGTGCCGACTGAAGTTTCTTTTGCGGTCGCGTTCAGCCCCGCAGGCGACGCTATTGCTGCCGGACACTTTAACTCGCCCTACGTCTCTGCATACCCGTGGAGCGGCTCCGGCTTTGGTACTAAGTTTGCCAATCCGGCTACGCTGCCAACTGGCACTGGTCGTGCTGTAGCCTTTAGCCCATCAGGCAACGCTATTGCCGTGGGACACGATGGAAGTCCCAGAATTAGCGCATACCCGTGGAGCGGCAGTGGCTTTGGCACAAAGTTTGCTAACCCCGCTTCGTTGCCTCCGGACACCTGTTATGGCGTAGCCTTTAATCCAGCGGGCGACACTATCGCCGTGGCACACGGCACCTCGCCCTACGTCTCTGCCTACCCGTGGTCCGGCTCTGGCTTTGGTACTAAGTTTGCTAACCCCGCTACACTACCGACTGGCATTGGCTATGGCGTAGCGTTCAGCCCCGCAGGCGATGCTATTGCTGTGGCGCACTTCACAACACCCTTTATTACTGCCTATCCATGGAGCGGCAGCGGCTTTGGTACTAAGTTTGCTAACCCCGCTACACTACCGACTGGCTATGGCAACAACGTAGCCTTCAGCCCAGTGGGCGACGCCATTGCCGTGGCACACGGCAACTCGCCCTACGTCTCTGCATACCCGTGGAACGGCTCCGGCTTTGGTACTAAGTTTGCCAATCCGGCTACGCTGCCAACTGGCACTGGCAACGACATAGCACTCACAATCAATCCATAATGGGGAACTTATGATTTATACACAACTCCCGACCGAGTATAAATACGACACTCTTGCGGATGCTATCTATGCCCGCGAGGTGGAGTATTTCCATTACGATTTTGACCACACCAACTTTGAGCATCTCCTCGCTAACGCAACCGACAACGAGTTTGCGGCCAACGTCGCGGAGCGCCTAGACGGCACTCGCAAGCAAATGGCGAACGTCGAGGCTGTGATGGCCGCGCTACACGCCCAGATCGACGATCAAGTGGAATACGCGGCGGCGGTGGTTCGCGTCACTGCCAAGCGCAAAGCAAAGGAAGCCGAGGGATGAACCTCTATTACGTCCAAGCCCAAGGCGACACCTTCATCCGGCACATTCATGATGTCGAGCCGACGCACTGGGACGACGATAATTTCTGCCGTGTGGTCAAGCTAACGCCTGAACAGGCCGTGCAGTTTGGCGTTTATCAGCTTAAACTCATCACACCGCCATATTTTGATCCTGCCACCCAACAGCGCGAGCATGGCCCCGCGTTGCTAATCGATGGCGTGTGGACGCAGAACTATATCGTCAGCGATTTGCCTACCGACGAAGCCACAGCCAAGGCCGACGCACAGTGGGCTGCCGTGCGCGCCGAGCGAGACGCTAAGCTCGCATCTTGCGACTGGACACAGGTTTCCGACGCCCCGGTAGACGCAGCCGCATGGGCTGTTTATCGCCAAACCCTGCGTGACCTACCACAGGCGCAGACAGACCCGTTCAACATCATGTGGCCGACAACCCCTTCTGTGTGATAAGGTAGACGCATGACAACGTTATCATCGATCCTCCCTCCGGTCAGCCTCACCTCGGCCAGCGGTACGCTTCCGGTGGGTAACGGTGGCACAGGCGCGACCACGCTGACGGCTAACAACGTCCTACTTGGTAACGGCACATCGGCGGTGCAAACCGTCGCCCCCGGCACCTCTGGCAACGTCCTGACCAGCAACGGTACGACGTGGACGAGCACCACACCACTCAGCGGGCCGACGCTGACGGCTGTGGCTTCGGGGTCGTTGAGCAATGGCACTAAAGTTGTCTTGAACAGCGACGGCACTGTGAGCGCAGTTTCCAAAACGATTACGGCGCTAAACCCGCCGACTGTGAGTGCGCTCACAAACGGCGTAGGTTTTTCTACCCCAACTGCTTTTGCGGCGGCTTATGACAAAACAAGGAAATTGGTTTTTGTCGCTGTAAACGTGTCGGCAACGCTTACGGTATATGTCGGTGAAGTTGTAGGCGATACAATTACATTTGAGAGTAGCGGATCAGGCGGATTTGGCGCAACCGCTTCTATTAATCCGGGACTTATATACGACGACGGAACACAGCAAGTTGTTATGACGTATACTGGGGCGACTGGCAATACCTTTGGCTACGCGTATGTTGGCACTGTGGCTTTTGATGCAAACGTAACACGGTGGAAAATTGGCTTTGGCGCTCAAATAGCGTTTAACTCCAGCTTGAGTAATGGCTATAATGCGCTTGCTGTTAATCCAGACAATTCAACTGTTTTGATTGGTTATCAGCAAAGCAACCCGGTTTTGGTAAGAGCCGCAACGCTCGGCATAAGAACAATGACTTTGGGCACGGCTGTAACTGTTATTTCAAGCGGGCAGTCAACCGGAGTTTGCTACATCGGCAATAATAACTTTGCTGTTGCGTATCGTTCTTTTGTAGCGCCAACCGGATTAAATGCAGCAGTCGTTAGTGTTTCTGGCACAACCGCTACTCTTAACACTGCCATCAACCTTAGCGGATCAACCGCCATTCCCTCTATCTTTTGCGCCTGCGATATTTCTGCACAACGGCTTGTCACCACTTATGTAAACTCCAGCACTAGCGCCTGTCTAGTTACTGTCACTAGCATTAGCGGTACCACTTTGACAGCGGGCAGCACAGCAAGCATAAGCGCTGTGAACACAAGCAATCCTGTTGGCGTTTCGTTCAATCCTGACACTGGGCGTTTTGTTTTTGCCTATCTTAATACAGCAGTAAGCATACTTTATGCGGTTTCCGGTTTGATTACCGGAACAAGCATTGCACTTGGTACGGCGGTCGTTGTCAACAGCGCGGCAAGTTCATCGCTGCCTGTTTCTATTTTTAGAAGTGATGCCGGTGACAATATCGTTGGCTCGGTCCCCAACGCCGCACCTCGTTTGGCTTTTGTCGCATCAGCAACAATAACGACAAACCTGACCACAAACAATTTCGTCGGGACCAGCAGCGCAGCATATACAAACGGGCAAACTGCCACAATACAAGTTGTCGGTTCGGTTAATGCCGCGCAGGCAGGCTTGACGCCCGGGCTTCGGTATTTTGTCGGTGAAGACGGCAACTTAAAACTGGTTCCGGGCGACTGGGAGCCGGTGGTTTATGCTGGTGTTGCCACAACCGCAACAAGCCTGCTGATTAAGGGTTGACCTATGAAAACCATCGTCCGAAATGACAACAGCGTGTCGCTCTATTTGTTCCCCGCCGAAACGCCGATTAGCGCCTTTGAAGATCGGGTTGACGTAGGCACGCCAATTTTTCTTATCGTTGCAGATTGCAACAACGATACCGTGACAATTTACGATGGCGTGACGCCACCAGACGGTTGGTCTGCCTGCAAGTATACGTTTGACGGCAGCGTCTGGACGCTGAACCCTGACTGGGTCGAACCACCCACTACGTGATATAGTCCTGTGTCGCAGTTAGAAAGGAGGTAGCGCTACATGTTTGGTTTTACTTCCTTCGCTGTAGCACCGTTTGCGGCGCTGTCGGGCTTCACCCTGCAGCCGGCGCTGTTCACGAACACGAACACGTTCTACAGCCCAACAGTCGCGCCCGGAGCGGTGACACTCGCCCCGGCACTGTTCACGAACACGAACACGTTCTACAGCCCGACGGTTGCGCCCGGAACGGTAACACTTACCCCCGCGCTGTTCACGAACACGAACACGTTCTACAGCCCGACAGTCGCGGGCGGCGTAGTCACACTGCTGCCGGCGCTGTTCGTCAACACGAACACGTTCTACAGCGCCACGGTGACGCCCGGAGCGGTGACACTGTTGCCTGCGCTGTTCGTCAACACGAACACGTTCTACAGCGCCACGGTGACGCCCGGAGCGGTGACACTGTTGCCTGCGCTGTTCACGAACACGAACACGTTCTACAGCGCCACGGTGACGCCCGGCGCGATCACACTGCTGCCGGCGCTGTTCACGAACACGAACACGTTCTACAGCCCGACAGTCGCCTCCGCGTACACGATCGCCCCCGCGCTGTTCGTCAACACGAACACGTTCTACACGGCGGCCCTAAGCTATGATCAAGTCATAGAACCGGCCCTGTTCGTCAACACGAACGCGTTCTACAACACGTTTGCCTACCTGTACCCGTTCCACCCGAACGACGTGCGCCCCGGAGGCAGCAGCGTCGTCCCGGGTCCGCGCGGGCCTATGCCGCCAGCGCCGAACGCGGCGCGCGGTGCCATGCCCCTATCTACATCTGTACGACAACCGATGCCCTTCCAGTAGAGTTTACACAGCGAGCGATCTTTGGTATGTTGCGACTGCCAGAAATGTTCGCCCGCCGTGGCAAGCTGCTGCCCTGATACAGCGAGCACAATGACATGGCCTATTCCAACACGGTATCGCAGACGGTGTTTACGACGCAGCGCGTTATCGATAACGCCGTGCGCCGCTGCCGTGTGCCTGCGGAACAGATCACGGCCGAGACGATCAGCATCGCCAACGACATGCTGTACCTGCTGCTGTCGGACCTCGCCAATCAGGGCGTGCCGCTGTGGTGCATCCAGAAGTGCATCTTCCCGCTGTACGAGGGCACGCCGACGATTACGACCTACACGGGCACGGTCGACCTGCTCAACACCAACCTGCGCTCACTGCAAGAGGTGACCGGCACCAACACCGACACCTCGACGAGCCGCACAGTGAACTTCGGCAGCGCCTCCGCCGCCACCGCAGTCAGCACGGTGGGCATCCTCTGGTCCGCCGCAGCCGTCCCCGTATCGCTGCAGCGCAGCATTGACAACGTGACGTGGACCATCATTCAGAACGAAGACCAGACCGCCGCCGCCGGCCAATGGACGTGGTTCGACCTGAACAGCAGCGTCGCCACCCAATACTTCCGCGTCGTGGCCATCACCGGCACGCTCGGTTTCAGCCAGATCTACCTCGGCAACACGCCGACCGAGATCCCCATGGCGCGCATGAACCGCGACGATTACACCAACCTGCCGAACAAGACGTTCCAGTCGAACCGGCCCCTTCAGTTCTGGCTCGACCGTCAGGCGCAGTCGCCGGTGCTGAACCTGTGGCCCGTGCCGAACGCGCAGGCCACCGTCTATCAGGTCGTCACGTGGATCCAGCGGCACATCATGGACGTCGGCACCATGGCGCAGGAAGTGGAAGTGCCGCAGCGCTGGTACGAGGCTATCGTGTCCATGCTGGCCGCCAAGATGGCGATGGAGATGATCGAGGTCGACCCGCAGATCCTCCCGATGCTCGACAGCAAGGCCGCGCAGGCGCTGGCGATCGCGCAGGCCGAGGAACGCGACAACTCGCCGATGATGATCGCTCCCAACATCTCACCGTACACGAGGTAGCCCCATGCCGGTCTTTCTCGACACCCGAGGCAAGAGCACGCTTGGCATCGGCATCTGCGGCCGGTGCAGCCGCAAGATGAGCCTCGACGACCTGTACCCAGACCCGAACTACCCGGGGCTGCGCGTCTGCAAGGACGACATCGACCAGTACGACCCGTACCGTCTG